CAATTTGCGCTAAATCCCATAACAGCATTACCCACAGCACGTACTTGTTTAGTGTTTGCAAACATTGTGTCGCTCCTATTAACTAAAAACAAAGTATAGCACAGCCTGCCCAAAATGTCAACCTGCTGTGCTAAAAACCCTTATGCTGTCAGTGTTATTGCTTTGCGTATCTCGTCTGCTATGCCAAAAGCGTCGTAGCTAGCACGTCCCTCGTCCTGCATACCCCATTCGCTAGTATGCACATTGCCTGCTGTCTCTGCACTAAAGCCGCAGTCTATAAGTATGTCTCTAAGTTGTTCGTCAAAAGCATGTTCCCAATAAAACTGTCCCATCACTGCTGTAACGTCGTCTTCGCTGTGTATGTTGCGCAACAGCAGTACGCCCGTAGTCTGTGCAGTCTCGTCGTTTTGCAAGCCCTCCATGTCCCAAGCAACATACATGTCGCCGTCGCAATAGCTAGCCTCTTCGCCTTCGTCTGCATCGTTATCTGTGCTAGCATACATGCCTACCTCTAGCACTTTAACGCCTGCAACAGTCAAGCCTCTGTCGCTAACGTCTACGCTAAAGCTAATCCCGTCTTTTTCTACTTCGCAAAATTGTGCAATTTTTTGTGCATTAAACATATACGCTCCTAACAAGTTAAGTTAATTAAACAGCGTATGCATTATAACATACGCTGCCCAAAATGTCAAGTTAAATTGTAGTGTACTTTCTGTATTCCTTGCCACCTACGTTGCTGTACCACAGCCCGTTAGTTTTCTTGTAATAGCCCTGCTTGTACCAGTTTTTAATTTGTGTTGCGTGTTGCTGTCTCCCACGTTCTGCAATAGCGTCTTGCAGCGTCATCGCAATGCCTGCTGCGTCTACTGCTGCTTGCTGTGCTTGTTGTGCTGCGTGTTGTGCTAGTGTTAAGTTACGCATTATCGCTCCTTACAATTACTGTTTAAGTGTGTGTATAATAGCACATACTGTCCAAAATGTCAAGCACTATGCTAATAACCCTACAGTTTAGTCAACAAATACAATATTATTAGTGCGCAGTGTTTGTTGTGCATTTTGCAACGCTTTGTTAATTGTTAACTGTTTATAATCTGCGCTGTCTTGCAAATTACATAAGTCTCCTGTGCTGTAATTTGCTGTGCGCACATTTACTGTGTTGTTAAAACTTACTAGCATACGGATAGTGTTTAGCTTTTTGTTAATTACAAATTTAGCAAATGCTTTTTGTGCTAGTGCTGCTGCTTTGTAAGTGTTTTGCATGTTGCGCTCCTTTGTTTAAGTGTGTGTATAATAGCACACTTTGTCCAAAATGTCAACCAAAATGCCTAAAGACCCTACAGCCTGTAGGGTTATTCGAGATCAAAAAAAGCCCACTGTACATGCATACAGTGGGCCTAGGGCCGCTGACACCGGGAGCGAATCGGGTTTATTCAGCGACAGTTTCTGCCTTCACGACAGTCGTTTTACTTACCTTGGCCTTTGCGGCCACAGGGTTCTTCTTGGCCACGTAGTCGATGGCAGCTTGTACATCTGCGCGACCGTGGGCGAAGTCTGTGTCGATCATGTGCTGAGCGATCTCGCCTTTGGTCATTTCATGTGGCAGGTCCACCAACTCGATATTGGTGTGGCCGTTCTTGGCCAGGATCTTGATACGCATGGTATCGTTGGCAAAGCGGATCTTGGTCTTGCCTTCAAGGGTGGAAACACCAGCAACCGCAAATTTCTTTTCTGTAGCCATTTCTAAATCTCCAAAGTGTGTGTAAAAGTGATATACCGTTTATTGGTATGCTTTAAATGTAGCATCATTCGATGCTGTTGTCAACCATCCGTTCGTCCAATCTAGACACTCGAATGGTCAATGCTTGCTTCTCGCCTACAGCAGAGATGAATTCATCATCGTAGATCAGATCCTGCATGGCGAGATCTATCAGTTGTTCAACCCGATCATGATCTGTGTCTCCGGCGTCAGCGCAGATAACTTCGAATCGGAAATTAAAGGTTTTCTTCATTTTCCCAAAACTCCTTTTTCAATTGAAACATAACCAGTGCTTGATCTCTAAGATAGATAGCACTCTTATCCGAATCCCAAGCCCACTGAGGTTGGACACCATCGAATAGCTCTGGTCGGGCCAGGAATTGTTCGGCACTGGGACCAAATTGGCTCCACAGCCAGTTGCGAACAGAAATCCACTGCTGGACTCTGTTCTGCCTTGGACCACCTAGGAACTCGATTCGGTGTGTAAACACACCGTAGCCGTTATAGTTCCTGGTCAGTTTAACTATCCTCACAGGGTTTTCAATTCGGCACGCTTCTCAGCGCCGTCCTTGATCCATTCTGTGAGCTCTTCCGTTTCTTCGTTGTCTGCTTCGTAGTCAGCCATCGACTCAGAGATACCAAACATATCGTCCAGTTCATCACCGATCGAGGCCCGCACGGTCTTAGAAGTCTCTCCGCCCAACTCATACATATCGTCGTAGCCATCTTCGAACTTGCCTACGAATGCCATACCTGGTTCATAGTAATAAAGTGTGACTTCCAAACCCTGTTCAACCAACTCTTCAACTACTCCCATAGGAGGAGCCCAGGCGCTCTCAAACGGAGCAGAGAACCCTAGACCGTCTTCATCAACTTCGATACTGTACTCATCACCCACATCCCATTTGGTTCCCCAACGGTTGGTGCAGAAGTCATACCAACTTTGATAGCCAGTTGCGGCCACGGCCTCAGCACGGACGCGATCTGCTTCTGCCTGCTTGCTATCATCGCCGTAGTTAGTGGTAGTTTCTGGATTCTTTAGAATCTCTGGCACTGGAATAACTGCATCGCAGAACTCACCACGCTTGAATGCGTCTGAGAGTCGCTGGATCTCTGCAGAGTTTGTGCCACGCACAGTAATATGATTTGAACACCAATTAGGCATAATTCGCTCCTTTTCTATCAGTATGTGTATATTATACGATCATTTGCTCAATGTGTCAACCAATTTCTGATTCTGCAGATCCTGATAGTTGCGTGTGATCCGAGCATCTACACTGCCGATGAGGTTGGATTCGATTTCTGTGGCATTTTTGCCACAGATCTGTTCAATGGTCCTAAGAACCTTGCGTTCGGTCATAGGAGTCATCTCTATATTCTCCAGAGCATCAACAGCCCGACGAATGTATTCAAACTCTTGTGGGGTCATCGCATCACTCCTGCCGGATCGAAGATACGCTGGATATCGCTGTCTTTGATCTGTTTAGCCAACAGTTCGTTCTTCTGCTTCTGTGCTGAGCGTAGCAGTCGCTCACGGATTTCTGCACGACGCTTCTTAGGCAGTTCTGCTATGACATCTCCCAGCAGCATAGAGTAGACACCGCAGGCATAGGCATAGGAACCATTGTGATTCTCACGAGCTGACTTCTCTAGCTCATTGATAGCATCCCGGGTCTCCCGGCACTCCTCTAGGTATTCGTTAAACTTCTCTTGTGCTGATTTAGGCATATTCGCTCCTTGTTTTTCAGTATCTGTATATTATACTACCATTCTGCCAAAGTGTCAATCACCCGAATCAATCTGATATCGATCTCCACACTCTGAGCAGGTGTATTCTGTAAGACAGCGTCCTACAGTCTTACTGGTATATTTGTGTGTACAAGGTACTCCATCTTTGTTCAAACGCACCTCACCTGTAGGGCGACCGAACATATACTGACCACCACAATTGGTGCAGTCAAAGGTGTCAGTGGCTGCATCGTAGCCAGCGATAAAGGTCTTATACTTCTCCATGCTCTCGGGCACAGGTACTCGACCGCTACCGTTGCAAACTGGACAACATCCTTTTTCCATCTTTCGCTCCTTACTATTCACTATACCTATAGTATAGCACCTCTAGCCCAAACTGTCAACCAAAATCTATAATAACCCTACACTTAGGCCGGGTATACAGAAAACGCAACAGCATCCCTCTTACGGGTGAAGCTAGGATCGATCTGATCAATCCTCGGGCCCCTGTACACGATCCTGCCCCTGTATCCTAGCTTACGCAGCAGTGATTTAGTCCTATCAAGTTGCTGTATAGGGATCTGCTTGAATGTAGAACTCTCACCTCGAGGGCTGACATACTGTCCCAAGAACTGTTTGTCCTCGTTGGCCAAACAAAAGAAACTAAACTGATCCATAGTCTTTAACCATACGGTACAAAGGGTCTAATTCTTCAATGTTCTCAAGTTCGTAATCATCGGATAACCAATCAACCCATTCCTCACGAACTGGGTTTTCATCCCGGACCAGATCACGTGCTTCCTCTTCGGATTCTGCCACAACCTCAAAGGTCTCAGCCACGATGCAGTTGCGCCAGAAGGTAAATTTCTTAGGCACTATTCGTCCCCGTAGTAGCCGTAGTCCTCATCAGTACCGTAGCCGGCACTGGCCATGGCACTGTCAAAGTCCCCGTCCATATCACCAGGATCGCAGTCCGGGTCCCCTTCTAACACACGCTGAACCTCTTCAGGGGTCACGTCCAGCGCATGGCTGATAACTAGGATGGTCTCAGCATCCTCGCCGAAGTCATCGCCCATGTCGTGGGCCATGCTCATAATGTCTTGCTCTAGTCTGTTGAAGTATCCCATTTATCGCTCCTTATCATTTACTATACCTATAGTATAGCACCTCTAGCCCAATCTGTCAACCACTTTGGATGTGGCTTTTATGCCACAGATTCCACGTGCTTACATTTGCCTCGGAATGTGAAGCCCGGGCAGGTGCAGGTCTTGTCCAGGACATTTACCCAGTACGAGTTGCCCTTAGATCCTTGGACTTCTAGAACCATTGGCTTTTCATCCTTGCATTCTGTGATGCATTCGAAGGGGTTGGGTTCGAGTTTTTCGAACTTACGGCCACGGCGGTCGATCTTGAGTTTGCCTGAGCCACGGATGATTTCACCTGTGCCCCAAGGCCTGTAGGCAACCACTCGATCGCCGTCGAGCAGGTAGTCGTGGTTGGGTTGCCGGTAGTCAACGCCCGTCCAAACAGTGATTTCACGCACAGCCTCCATTAGCGCCAATCCTTCTTGTCCCCAAACCGCTCATTGTATTCATAGCCTGCGGCATACTCGCGGACTTCTTCTGGAGTTAGGTTATCCACACGCGGACCCGAATCCCCACCTACTCCACCATAGTGCGGATCACTGCCACGACCGTAGTAAGAATCTGCCGAGCCGCGATCAAACAGGCACCCGTGCCGCTTGCGATCAAACTGCCAGCCACGCAGGGCTCGGACGATCTGCTCTTGCTCTGTTTCGGTTTTTAGTTTAATATACATCTTCGCTCCTTAACAATTAGTCTATAGTATAGCACCGATCGCCCAAATTGTCAAGCGATTCGATATAATAACCCTGTGCTGGTCTGGGTCTTTGTTACTCCCTGCTCTGCCCAGTAGGCTTCCATTTCCCGCAGTTGTTTGAGATTTTTTACAACGGGTTTGTCAATCTTGATTGACACTCGCTTGACGTTATAGGCTTCGTAGATCTTGCCCGCATAGAGCTCTCCCAGAGCAACCATCATACGGTCCACCTGCAGTTGCACAGAGGCACTCCAACGGCTCTTGTTGGCGATGCTCTTCATGCGAGCATCCTGCGCTGCCCACCATGCGCAGGGGGCTTTAAGAGTTGTTTTTTGATCAGTAATCATACTTCGCTCCGTTTCGTTCACTGTACCCATAGTATAGCACCAAGGAATCAAAATGTCAACCGAAACGTTTAAAGACCCTATGATCTTCTAGGGTATTGTAGATGCTCAGCTTCTTTGCGTAGTCGTCCTGCTTTTTTGTAAAGCTCGTCAGCATTCCTACGAAGTTCAGCTGCTCTGGCATCTGTGAGATCAGAGCCCCCAAATTCTCTGAAGACATAGTATTCAACCAACCTGTTCTTGATCATCGTAGGAAGGTCCATACCGACATCTTCTGGACAAATAAAACGGACAGGGCATTTACCCCATCCGCCGTATTCTAAGAACTCTGCGTAATAACGTCTGTGATCTTTGTTAGTAGGATCAAATGCCACTAACGGTCTGCAAAGGTATTCAAGTTTGCTCATTCTAGCTATTTACCGTCCCATACGGATCACAGTCTATGATGTAGCAATCTTCGGGTTTTTCTTTAGGAAATGCTTTGTCCCATTCTGCAGGATCGATATAATCCTCATCTACGCAGTTGCCATCATCGTCGTAGGTAGGATCTTCATTGATACGATGAAAAGTCATTTTACACTCTCTTTCATAATAGTCTGTGTTTTACCAACAGCCTTATCTACGGCACTGGCTACTCCAGTGATGCCCACTGTAGCCACGAACATACCTGCGATGAACGCTAGTAGGATCTTCATAGTTGCTCCTCAAAGGATTCGGGTTTCGGGTCATTGCGAGTTTTCCAACGATACCACAGAGCCTGCGGAATGCCCAGACGCCAGGCCCACATAAAATCCATTACTACAAGTCCTACAACGAATGCGATTAACAGTTCCATCTTACCGCTCCTTTCTTACTATACCTATAGTATAGCACCAATCTATCTAGTTGTCAATACCTATCTACACGCACACACGTAGCAGCGGGGCCTGTGGCTAAAATGCCACATCCGCCGGCACTCGCCAATCTGTATGTGGAGGTAAGTCATAGTCCATAGGGTCGTTGGGGAACCTAGGTGTAGTAGGGCTCACGCTGCCTCCTTCTCGTAGATCACAGTCTGACCAAACGGAGCATTGGCCTGTTGGTTGCCTTTGACTATGAAGATCGTGTCGCAGAAGTCCTCTGGACCCCAACTACCGCAAGGGTATCCATCAGTGAACATGATGAACTTCTTGGGTTGAATACCATTCTCTTCCATAAAGGTCCAGTTCACTTCAAAGTCTGTACCGCCTCCACCTTGAGGCTCATACTCTACCAGCTCATGAGCTTCGTCATGTGTGATCTGTTTCCAGTTGTAGATCTCTGTGTCAAAGCACCACAGGTTGATCTTGAAGTCCTCATACTGGTCCATGATGCCCTTGATCTCACTTAAGAATGTAGTGGCATCTTCGTCGCCGATAGAACCACTCATATCTATGGCAATGGCCACGTCGATGGTGGTGGCTTCTTTCATGCCCGGTAGTATGGCACCCGAGTGCATACTCTTACGATTCACGCGAGTAAAGGAGTAGTCATTGCGAACGATACTTTGGATCTCTTGCTGAACCAATTGGCGCCAATCCATCTTAGGCTCAGTCAAGTTCTTGATCATACGCATGATACCTGCAGGAGTCTTACCTGCACCAGCGGCCGCGGCACTCTGGATCATTGCTTCTTTGATCTCTTGGCGCAGTTTCTCTGCTTCTTCTTTAGAAAGGCTAGGCTTACCCTTACCGTCCTTGGTCTTATCTTCATCGGCACCGGCTCCTTCCTGCTCTTTGATGTGTTCATCAAGCAGATCGCCTAATTGCTTCAACAATTCAGGCATAGAGATCTTTTCTGCTTTTTCATAAAGCTCATCGTAGATCTCTTCCCAAGCCTTGCCACGATATTTGGCATCATAGCAGATCTTAACCTCGGTGATCTTATCACCGATTCGTTCATCAATAAGGATCTGGTTGACAGCATAGTCCTGTGCGATGTTGCTGAGCATACGATCACGCGATCCTACACGGCCAAAGTGATCAAACACGCAGTGGAGGATTTCATGTGCGAACAGGAACTCTAGTTTCTTAACCGAGAGCTTCTCGATGAATTTGGTGTTATACATGAAGTCGCGACCATTAGTGGCCGCAGTAGGGCACCAGTCCGATGCATCAATCAAACGCATACGGGTAGCCATGTTGCCAAAGAAAGGCGCCTTTAGTAGCAGTCCTACTCGTGCAGTGGTTAGTTTTTCGATAATGGGATCATTCATGTTCGCTCTCCTAACTGTATGTATCTATTATAGCACCTTCTAGCATTCTTGTCAACCAAAAAGATAGGTGGGCTAGAGCCCTGGGTGAGCTCTAGCCCGGCCATGGGCGAGGTCTTAGTTCTCCATGGCACTCAAAACATACTTACCGAACTTCTTGTGGAACTCATCGAAGGATTCCATCTTAGTAGCGTCCAAAGGCAAGTCATAGTTAGTGAGCGCAGTCTTAGCCCCCATGACTACCAGTTCTGTAGGGAAGTTATCCATCATATAACGGAAGAAGCGATCCGCCATATCATCCCAACCCTTGGTCTTCTTGTCTGCACGATCTTTGAGTTCATAGCAGAGCGAAACGGTCAAGGAATACATGGCACTGACTTCTTTGATCTGCAGATCCTTGACCTTACCATCAAGAATGTCCTCTGCCTTGGGCAGTTTGCCTGCGATCTTACGGTGAGCCATGAACTTGTTGGCAAGTCCATCGCCAACGGCACCCGCGATCAGCGTCGCCAATGTATCAGTATCGACATCATCGTCCTGCAGGAGATCGCTGACGAACACCCACGAACGAGGAGTTGCGAAACTCTTGCTAGGGCTCTTAGGATCGAAGTCATACAGGTCCTGCTTGGCGAAACCCACATAACCAACCACGTCAGGGTGGACTTTGTTAAGGGTAGCCCAGTCCTGGAAGTCATCGAAGTCTACCTTCATCTCCAAGTGGACGAAGCGGTTAGCCAGCGGAGCAGGCATACGGTAAGTAACACCGCGATCGCCTTCGCGGTTGCCAGCGGCAACAATGTCTACACCTTTAGGTAGAACATAGGTACCAACTCGACGGTTAAGGATCAGTTGGTAGGCAGCGGCCTGTACCGCAGGAGGAGCGGAGTTCAACTCGTCCAAGAAAATCACTGCGGTGGACTCTGAGTCCGTAGGAAGCTCTGAAGGAGGAGCCCAAACCATCTTGCCTTGATCTGCATTGTAATAAGGGATGCCCTTGATGTCAGTGGGTTCCCACAGGGCTAGGCGGACGTCAATGACTTCACGACCTAACTCGTTGCCAATCTGCTTGACCACATCGGATTTGCCGATGCCCGGAGGGCCCCACAAGAAAGTAGGACGGCGAACTTTGATCGCCTTACGGATCGCTTTTTTGGCACCCTTAGGGCCTACTTGGCGGACAGAAACATCAGTTTGCTTTGACATAAGACCTCGCTAAAAAATTAAACTACAAACAAAATTGCTTTCCCAGTTTCAATAGTATAGCACCTTTCGGCGCAGTTGTCAACCGATGATTTTCACATAATTGAGCTGTGTTGTTTTATCGCCACGGACAGCCTTGATCTTGCCCTTGATGCGTAGCTCCCCACGTAGCTCCTGGGAGAACCAGAAGTCCACGAAAGCTTCTCCCATACGGCCCTGGATGCGGTACTTCATGTAGTTCTGATTGGACCAGCAGTTGATCACAGTGAATTCACCCACTACGGTTTCGCCCACGTTGCCCACCAGTTGCTCGGAGTTGTAGATATCCCGCTTGATCTCTTGACGCTGTAGATCGCGGCGGGCCACAGAGGGCAGGCATGATATCACAGCGAAGTCATAGAGATCGCGCCCTGTGAACTCTTGCTTTTGTGCTAACTTAAGGGCCTGGCGCTCGAAGTCATTGAGCTTGCCCGCTAGCTCTCGCATGATGAAGGTGTTGAAATACCCGCGAACCCGGCGGCCCTCCTCCACATCTTTCTCTGTGGTAGGATTGGATCCCTCACGCAGCCATCGCTTGACCATGAGCTTGTTGGCTTCTTTGGTTTTCACCATGTCGCCATTCTGCTCTTCCCATTTGTCCTCTTTGAGGTATTCGCCGTTGATACGATCAGCGGCTACCGCAAGGGCCCAAACTTGGTCTGCTGTAAACTGCATGGGTTCGCTCCTCTTTGCTATTTAACAGTCTCTATTGTACGATCTTTTGGGCAGGATGTCAACCATTATTTCTGTTGCTTTTTTGCAACGGTTTGGGAGTGCCGGTCAAGAGAAAAGGGTGTTGCGTTTCCACAACACCCCCCAAAGGCCGCCCCGGGAGCGAATCGGATTGGTCTTTGAAACTGGTCTTTAGATAGTCTCTAAAGTAAGACCAGCTGCCTTGGCACGATAGCCTAGAGCAACGATTTCACGGCTTGGTTGGCCCATCACGTACTCAGTGACAGTCACACCGTTGTTAGCGGTACGGCTGTTGGCGTAGACAGCATAGCCATTGTGGCGGATGCGGCTTACTTCAGCTGAGAGGTTCTTGATGCCCATTTTCTTAGCTTGGGCAGGAGTCAGCCTGGCACCATTGTACAGTGCGTTAAAGACCTTAAAAGTCTTGGATTCGGGGTTAAAACGTTTCATTGTTGTTTCCTCTAAAGTTAGTTATAGCTGATTACTTTTTATTCAGCGTTCAATTATATTAGCATATCGTTTGAATAAATGCAACACTAATTTTACCGTTTTACAGATACATTCGCCCGAAGGAATGTGCCCAAGATGATCACAGCAGCCCAGGTCCAGATAGTGAACTCTATGGCCAGCGTAGGAAACAGTGTATTCAGAGCCCAAATCACCAACCATGGACCGATAGCCAGCAAGAACACTATCAGTACCACAGCTATTACGATTTTGATTAGACTATTCATAAGATTCTGCCTCATCTAGTTCTTGCTGCCGCTTCAGCTGTTCGATCTCAGCATCAATGGCCTTTTCTCTTTTCTTTCCAGCGATAGCTGTGCCTCTTTTGTAGACCAGCCAGTAATGATCACCACAGTAGCTCTTGCCCGAGATCACCGGAGCCCCACAGTAGTGCATAGGACCCTTGCGGGGGTCCTGCTCCGGCCCAACCCACTGGCACTCAAGGATCGGCAGGTCAACCATTAGCCTTGTCCCTTCATGATAGTTACACGAGCCATATTCTGCCAGTTAGTGGGGAAGCTCTTGCGCAGGTCTGCACACTTCAAAACAGTACGCAGGCTCAGCTCACGCAATGTTGCACGATGCTCTTCGATGAACGACACGACCTCATCTTTGGCGATGTCTTCAAGCTCGTATGAGTCCAACATACCGTCCTTGACGATCTGACGGATACGGAGCACCTTCTCGCGATCTGTGTCCATCTTGAGATCGATATAATGGCAACGGCTCTCAAGAGCTGCCAAATGGTCCTGCAGTTTCTTAGAGCGTACATTCTCGAACTTCAAGTTCGTGATAAAGATAGCACCACCCTTGAACTCAAACCGGTCAGGGATACCCTCGCTTCTAAGGATGCGGCTGTCAGTGTTCCACGAGATAGTACGCTTCTTGGAACTGTCCAAAGCGGCCTTCAAGATGTTCAGTGCGATGTCGTCCAAAAGGATACTGTCGCAGTCATCAAACACAAGGATGTTCTTGGCGTCCGAAAACTTGTAGAGCTTGCTATATAAACCAATGGCACTCATAGCACCCTTGACGATCTCGTACTTGGGCTTGCGCTGACCCATCATGTCAAACAGGTCGTCCTTGGCCAGTACTTCTTCGACACCAAAGCTCTTGCCCACACCCGGGGGGCCTGTGACGATCATAGCACGAACATCACCCTGTTTGACTGCTTTGGTCATCTCTTTGAGTATGTCAAAGCGCATACGAGTACGCTCGATGATCTGTTCATCAGTTTCGTGAGCTACAGCCTCATCACTGATCTTGACCGTAGTGAAGTCAGTGACTTCTGCGGCGTTTTTGGATTTGCTCTTAAGAGCAGTCAGCATAGAAACTCCTGCAGGGATAGGCTTAGCAGAGCCCGCAACATTGTAGGCACCCTGGCGGCAACGGACACGGATTGAGCGATCAGGGAAGCCTGGCTGTCCGCCACCTTCCACAGTGACATAGCCTTCGCCACTCTTGGAGACTTTGTAGTCTTCTACTAGTTTGAAAGTGAGCCCACCGACGTTAGTGGGTTGGCCCTTGATGTTGTACCAGCCTTCAGTAAAAGTGATGTACATTTGCTTCGCTCCTAAGTTATCTAACATAGCCTCTAGTATATTACCATTTGGGGCTGTTGTCAACCCCAAACAGTAATAACCCTACGGGTCGTAGGGTTAAGCGTCCTCTGCTAGTAGTGCTTCGATGCAGTTTTGGGCCAGGGCATCTGCGAGGGGAACCAGTCCCCCTTTGATCAACGCGGGCACATGATACACGGCACCCACGTACCAAACCCCCTCCTGCATGACATAGTAATACTCGCAGCCACAGCCCCGGACCTGCTCTAGGAACTCTTCGAATGTGTGTGCTACCTGATAGCCCACGTCCTCTTCGCCGCGATCCTTATAGAAGTTCATCTCGTCGATGGTGGGCTGCACACCCGAATTATCCCCACGTGCGACCAGGGCATTCGCAGCCACAGAGTCGTAATGCTTGTGCAGGATCTCGCCTGTGTGATCTAGATAGCCGTCAAAGTGGCAGTACACTGATTTGCACACGGTGCCATGCATGACACCTACTCGTGAACGTGTTCCCATTTCATTCGCTCCTTTTAGTTAACTTAGCCTCTAGTATAGCACTCTCGGCACTGGCTGTCAACCCCTACATTGACCAGTAGGTTTCAGTCGAAGGGTCGCAGGATCGCCAGGTGTTGACACTTTGTGTGAACTCTTTGCCAGTGATAAGATTGCGTTTAGTCTCTGTCTTTTCGACATGCTGATGGAAGTACTCAGCATCAGCGTAGCCAAATTGGAACAGAGGACCATCGTTGCTGATGTCATGGAAGTGATGGGTGATGCTGCCGCGCAGATGCTGATTGTGCTTACGGGTGATCCAGGCCTTGGCGGCCCGAGGAGTCTTACAGGTCTTTTGGATCACTGTAGTCTCTTTGTCGTAGACGTACCACATATCAATCTCCTCTGATGTCTGTGTTAAGTGTGGGGCGAACAGTGCGTCGGATCTCTACTTCACGCTTGTGGGCCGCAGCCTTGCCCCGGACGATCTCATGCACTATGATCTCGATCATGCCCTTGTCCGCGATGTCTCGCAATGCTGCGCACAGGAGCCAATTCTTGGTTTCAGTTTTGGCACGATACCAGTGCTTGGCTGCTCTAGCGCGAACGCTCTTATTAACAGTGCTCTCTGTCTTGGCAGTGACGCCGATGTAGTTGCCCTGCGGCACCCGCAGTTCGTAGATGATGTGATTACGGTCAGTTCTTTTCGCTCTCATAGTTTGTATATTATAGCACCGTCTAGACACGCTGTCAACCAAAAAAAAACGGGTGTTGTGAAAACGCAACACCCCCTAAGTCGGTTAGTGCTTACTTAGATCTCGTCCGAGCGCCGGCCCCCCAGCTCGTAGATGCTGCCTACTAAGTTTTCATAGTCAAAAAATGCCACTTCATCTCCCCCACGCAGGTATAGCACTACGCCCCCCACGTTGTCGCTGTCGCAGCCCCTCAAGTATTCTGCTGCTTCTGTCTCGAACTGCTCTGTGTAGAACTCTGTTGAGTCAGAATCCCCGTGCAGTCCATGCTCCCATTGCGCCAAATAATTGTGCGTATAGCGTTTTGACATTGTGTCGCTCCTCTCATGTAAAAACATAGTATAGCAGCCTTTGTCCAAAATGTCAACCATTTTTTTACTGAGCTAAGACCCTTGCTGCAAAAGGGTTGTAGGGTGGTAGGACCGACCGGAATCGAACCGGTATGCATTTCAGCGAGGGATTTTAAGTCCCTTGTGTCTACCTATTTCACCACGGTCCCACATGCTGCTGTTACGTATGTGGCCCGCCCTGCAGGAATCGAACCTGCGGCCCACAGCTTAGAAGGCTGTTGCTCTATCCCCTGAGCTAAGGGCGGATTTATGGTGGGCCCCCCGGGACTTGAACCCGGACTCAACGGATTATGAGTCCGCTGCTTTAACCAATTAAGCTAAAGGCCCTATAACTAGTGTTGTCAATCCTTGTCAGTGTGTGGCTGCGTGACTTCTGGATTCCACGCTGCTACCATCCTGTGCAGGGGTTCCATGTGTTCCTGGAACACCGAGGGCGCAGCTTCAGCAGCACGTTGTAGATCCCAGTCTGTGGGATAGTGTCTAAGAATGCTGCGAGCCTCTTCGCGCACTGAGCTGGGCACACGTGGATATTCACCCGAGGCTAGCCGCTGCAAGAAATCCCCTGCATAATTAACCGCTCTATATCGTTCATCTGGTAATGTCAACTCTCTGCTCCTTGCTAGTGCCAGTTTCTCAAGCATGTATATATTATATGATCAAACAGAGATCCTGTCAACCGCTATTTGGATCTTAGATACTGTTGGGGCACACGATAGTTCCATTTCTGCAACCAATAGTAGACACGGGCTGATATGCCTTGATTGGCTAGATCTAGGAACTCTGCGGCCACGGATCTGCTGGTAGTGCTGATCATGAGGCCGCCTCTGTGGTCATAGACCCTATAGGTATACTGTAGATCTATCATCGTCGCTATACAGTAAGGAGCCATGGATAGTCTAGCAGCGGGGCCTATAGCCAAAAAACGGTAGTGATCAGACTGAGCATGGTGATCAAGATCATACTGCGATCATCATGATCCCTGCTGGTGATGAATTCTGCGCCCAATATGATCAACCATGGCAACAGTATGGCAGCTATGATCACGGTGTTGACAGCAGACATAGATCGCTCCTATACTGTATATATCATGATAGCTACCATAGATAGGATCACGCACAGCGGGGCCACTGTACGAAACCCCGGGAATGGTGGCGACCCAGTGGTTTCTATCATGATTTCCACAGTGGAGCTAGAGTCGAGGTCGGTGGTTTGAGAGGCTAAGCTCAAATAGTCACACAATTCCACACTTTGTCACACAGAACCACACAAATCTGCACTCTATCTCGCCCCCGGGCCTGCGCAGCGGCCTCTACACGCTGGTCAGGCCACAGTAAATCACACTTACTGAATAATATTTCAATCACGCACAGCGGGGCCGCTGGCGTTTTCACAGTCTTCTGCCCATACATACAACAATAAGAATGTGGGCATCAACAAGATCCACATCCACAGATCACCCTGTCGCATCGTGTACACAAGACTGATCCAGTATATCCCAAATATCAGCCATTTCATAGTTCTCTCCTACGACACTCTGAAACCAGCTTGCTTTTAACTATGTCAAAGCGTCTCTGCCATAACTGTTGATTATCTCTACACTCACGTTCTGTGCTGTACACACTGTGCTCTACCGAGTTCTCAGGATACTGCAACCAAAATACCAAGACCCACAGCATCATCTGGGTATCCTTACGCAACGTGCAGCAGTTCGGAACTTGTCGACTTTGAACTCCCGCTGCACACGATCTCTCTGCTGCTGGCACTGCTCCAGTGTGGTCATCGGCAGTTGCAGCAGACCTCTGCTCTGTTCTATGTTGCCCACGGGCTCAGTCATAGCCATACTTATCAGCAGCATCCACATGTTATTTCACTCCTTTACTTAGACACAGTACTTGAAACTCTCGGATTTCGGGCTGTATCCATCTAGCTCTGGCCTGCCAGCAGTCTTCATAGTTTCTGTATTCTTTCGTGTACACATTCACAGTCTGGCTGGCTAACCATAACTGTACACTCAGCAGCCACATTACTTCACACCCCGCTTGTTAGCAGTTTCCTGCATGCCTGCCTGTATCATCTTTTTAAACATCAACACCACACGTGATTTTTCTTTTTCACTGAGTATCTTTACCAGGGCCAGTTTATCATCATAGCTCTTGGCATCGTCCAGGAATCCTTCTGGCACGGTTAACCGAGATTTTTTCTTCTTTTTCAAATCGGCTTTGAAACGGTCCAAATCTGATTTATCCGTCATCATCGTCTCTTTGGGTTATCCATATTACCGTGCGGATCATGATCACGCCCAACACTAGCGTATTCAATGCAGCACACAGACCTGTGATAAACTGTATCATCGAATATTTATCCGGGATTCTGCTGCACAATTTTTTATCGCTACCGCTCTGCTTCGCAGTGAAAATTTTGCGTGCCTTCGGCGGCCTAAGATCTTCTCTGACCTTTTGACAAAATCCCATAAATAAAGGGTCAGAGATCAAAATTCATGATACCATTAAAAATACTAAGAATCACACCCAGAGATTCCGATTTCCTGGAGGGCAGAACAGGAGCTCGCGGAGAGATCTACTACGATGAAGGCACACATGCCCTGAGGCTCTATGATGGAGTTCTGGAGGGGGGACGCAGCCTCATGCGAGCAGATCTCAGCAACAGCGAAGTTCCAGTGGTCAAGTTCTTTTCTGGAGACACAGCACCACTGAGTCCCGCTGTGGGAGATCTTTGGTTCAATACCAACAACGGCAGTCTGTACATACGCTGGAACGATGGCAACAGCACACAATGGATACAGCCCCAGAGTCCCACTGTGAGTGCGGGTGGAGGGGGCGGATCGGGTGGGGTGCAGTCAGGATCAGCGGGCCGCATAGCCTACTACCCTGCCACGGGCACAGAAGTCAACGATCTCAATCAGCTGTCGTGGAACTCGGGCACTGATACACTGAGCCTCACGGGCCAGATCACTGTCAGCGGACAAAAGAACTACATCAGGTTCCATTGGGATACCCTGGCGGATCTCAACTCACAGGCTCCCGCAGCCACATGGCATGGCATGGTAGCACACGTACACGACACAGGACGACTGTACTATGCACATGCGGGATCATGGATACCCGTGGCCTTAGAATCAGAACTGCCGGATCTTGGCAGCATAGAGTTCGCGGCCACTGCGATCAGCACCGCAGACAGCTCAGCCATAGAATTCACTGGACCAGTGATATTTGACAGCGACATCACCGTGGGCAACGACATCATATTCCCCGATGGTACTAGGCTGTTTTCAGCTACGGGAGTACAGGGACCTCCAGGGCCACAGGGTCCATCGGGCGCCACAGGCGCAGGCACAGGTGATGTGGTCAGTGCGGGTGGGAGCTATGTAGACAACAGCTTGGTTCGCTATGACGGAACCACGGGCACTATCATACAGACCAGCACTGCCACACTGACAGATGGAGGTCTGCTCACAGCCACGAACTTCTCAGGGGGTGGCGCAGCCATAACAGCCCTGAATGCTGCCAATCTAGGATCAGGTACCATACCCGATGCACGTTTTCCTGCCACCCTGCCTGCAGTAAGCGGAGCAAATCTCACAGCATTACCTGCAACACTGCCCGCGGCTAGCGGAGTCAATCTCACTGCTTTAAACGCAACACAATTAACATCGGGTACTGTTCCTGTGTTAAGATTGGGTGCGTCTGGCACTAGAGATGCTACTACTTATCTCAGGGGAGACAATACGTGGGCCGCGGTCAGCGTGGGAGCCAGTGCGCTGGATGATCTCACTGATGTGATCATCTCTGCACCTTCGCTGAATCAAGTGTTGAAATATAACGGCACCAATTGGGTCAATGACACAGATGCCACAGGCGCGGGGGTGGCCAGCAACAGTTTTGAAACCATAGCGGTAGCTGGGCAAAGCTCAGTGGTAGCTGACAGCGGCACTGATACGCTGACCCTGGTAGCAGGCACTAACATAACCATAACCACCAATGCCAGCACTGACACCATAACCATCAACGCTTCGGGAGGCAGTTCTAACAGTTTTGAAACCATAGCGGTAGCTGGGCAAAGCTCAGTGGTAGCTGACAGCGGCACTGATACATTAACACTGTCAGCGGGTACCGGCATCACTATCACTACCAATGCCAGCACTGACACCATAACCATAACCAACAGTGTCAGCGCATTCACTGGTCTTACAGATGTGGCCAATACTACCATGACCATAGATCAGGCCTATCTGCCAGCCATAACCAGATTGACTGTGTCCAACAATGCCAGCAGCTCATACAGCTTTGATCAGTATGGTGCGCTGACCAACCCCACTGTCTATGCTATCAGCGGAACTACCATAGCTTTCAATCTCACTGCCATCGCAGGTCATCCATTTTTGATACAGACCAGCGGAGGTTCTAACTACAACACGGGTCTGGTGCATGTCAGCACCAATGGCACGGTACAGACAGGATCTTTGGCCCAGGGCCAGACCAGCGGTACACTGTATTGGAAGATACCTTATAATACCACAGGCAGCTATAGATATCAGTGTTCTATACACGGTGGCATGCAGGGTACAATCAGCATCAAAGACATAGCCACGATCTAAAGGATAGAAAATGCCACTGAATTTCCCCAATAATCCCACAGCCAATGTAACAACATATACGTCGGGCAGTACCACATGGCTATGGACAGGGCTGGCCTGGGAAGCACAGCCAGCTAGTATAACCGCGACCACAGTGGGTTTGGAAAATGTTACCAATGAAAGCAAAGCTACCATGTTCGCTAACCCCACATTCACTGGCACGGTCAGTGGCATCACATCAGCCATGGTGGGACTGGGTAATGTTACCAATGAAAGCAAAGCCACTATGTTCACCAGTCCTACATTCACTGGTCCTGTACAATTAGCTGTTTATGCCACTACCATAGCAAGAGATACAGCAATTCCCAGCCCGACTCCAGGTATGATGATTTACGTGACTGGAACAGGAATGCAAGTCCGTGGTGCTACAAGCTGGAACACCATTGCCGGATCTAGTTCCTAATGATATTCCAGGGTAAGACCGTGATTGAATTAAATACTTTCATGAAACGAATCATACTTTTATTTTCATTGGTTTTATTAACTGGTTGTACTACCGTACAGAATTGGATTCCTAGCTTTTGGGATGATAATCAAAGTGCTAGAATCATTGATGTTAGATTACGAATAGATAGATTAGACTGCAAATCTGAACAATTACCTCAGATCAAAGAAATACGTGATGATCTGCGTTGGTTTCAACTGTATTCAGAAAGCAAAGGTAAACTACAGAAAGATGTACTGAGATTAATAGGTCCTATGCAAGAAACAGTAGAAGACATGTTTAAACGAAACTCAGAAGGCAAAGGTTCGGCTACCTATTGCGAACTTAAAAAGAAAATCATGCAACAACAGGCTGATAGAGCAGCTGCCGGTATACTAGGGAGATGGTAAGAATGGAACAATTACAAGCATTAAGTACCTGTGGACGCCCGTGGGCTGAACAACGTGCTCAGATGGCTTTGGCAATCATGGAGCAGTATCAGGGCGGTGGACTAGACGAAAGCGAATATCAAGAGCTGATGAGAGATCTAATACGTTCAGACAGACTGAATGAAGAAGCAGATGATATTGATATTAAAAATATTCTTGTTAGCTGCATCATGATAGGAGCTAAATTAGCTTAATTGCATGCCACCAGTAGTACAATGAAAGACTATGATGATTAAGACCAGTGTCCTGTAGATTTTTTTGATTGTTGTTCAACTACTTCCCATATCTTATCTGCCAAGTCTTCGGTACCATCATAGTGATGCCATTTGATAGTAAACCAATAATGTTGACTTTCGGACAAATGATTTGAAAGTCCCTCCCAATAGAAATCTTCAAAATCCCATGCTATACATATATTTTGTATACTATTGATATTACCTTCTTCTGGAAGAATATCTTGATGATTGTTATGTTGTTGCCATAGATCATATAACATAAATTCACTGAAGTTTTTATTATTGGTAGGTTCGAGTTTTTTGTTTTCCTTAGTACCTTCATTTTTAAATTCGTAAAATCGCTCTATGTCATTCAGCAGGTCAGGAATTCCTCCCCAAAATTGCAAAAGTTCACGAACATGTTTTGGCTCCCAGGCTACAGGAGGCATGAGATTTCGAAACAGTTTACTTGAATTAATACCTTTCTGTTTACATAATATTTCTGTACTAAGAAAGTGTTCGCAATCTTTTTTTATTTCCGTGCGTAAAGGCATTCTATGCATTAATGGGTGCCAGGGTTTGACTAACCAATTTTTGCTGTCTAGGATCACGACAAAATCTCGATCAATTTCGTGGGCGAGCCAAAGTTTAAAGAATTGTTGTCTCCAATATCCGGGATATTGATTTATCAGATCGGAATGCGTAAGATCCGTTTGATCTAAAACATGGACACGTAATTTTCCTGTACCAAGAGGCTGGATATACCTTTCGTACCAGGTATGCCAACTGGTAGTATCTCGCTCATTTACAAAGATCCACCAATCTGTTGGAAGACACAATGCGATCATGCTGCGATATTGACGTTCAAAACACCAGCGATCCCTATTACAGGTTATTGTAAACACACCGTGAGAAGGAACGGGTAAAGCAACAGCAGTTTTTAACATGATTTATTTATAACCGATAAATATTTGACTATGAGAATTTCTGAAATCCTAAACGAAAATATCTTTACCTGTGATTATCACAAGGTCATGGATGCTGTGGCCGCACTCTATCAAGAACATTATGACATTGACATTTGGAGTAATGCTCAAGCCCACGATGATGCCGCAAAGGTTTTGATGAAAGAACACCCTACAGAAGACGAGCTCGACTTCATCATCGATACTTCAGAACTTCCGGAACGTTTTATTGAATTAGACTTTCCTCTCAACGACGAAATTATGTACGGTATTCAAAGTGATGAAACCGCAGTGGCAGAAGAACCAGCGAGTCGAGATTTGTGTACTTCAGGCAAACCCGATTCTGCACTCGGAGCCAGTCAATTAGCTTCTTGTAAAAGTCAGGGGTATAGAAGTAGAGATGGTGGAAAAAGCCACAAAGTGGGTTCAGAAAGAATCAAAGTCCGCGGCAAACGTATTAAAGGAAAAAAATACGGCGGACCATTACCAGATTGGTCATGATACCTGATATCAACATTACAAATTTATTAATAGCGCCTCCAGCCATACCTGATCCAAGATTTAAAAATACTGTACTTATGGTGACACATAAGAACAGATCTGGAACATTTGCTCTATGTGCAAATAAACCAACAGGCTTTGGATTAGATGAAATCTTAGAAGATTCAAATTTAAACGTATCACATCCGCCAGCCATACCTGTATTTTGGGGAGGGCCTGTTAGTTCTAATAGTCTATGGATGTTGCATTCGTCAGATTGGATCACTGAAAATTCTGTCAGTATTTCATCTGAATGGGCTATGACTTCTTCAAAAGAGATGTTTCATAATCTCACCGACGGGGATACACCAAAATATTTTAGAATATTGATGGGATATTGCGCTTGGAGTCCAAATCAGCTAGAAGGTGAACTGGGAGGATCTGCTCCTTGGAAAAAGGAACATAGTTGGCTTGTTGCCAGTAATTTAGGACCGGAGTGGTTGTTAGATCAAGATCACGAGGACCTATGGGCCAGTGCTACTACTCTGTGCTCGCACCAGGCTGTCGATAGTTGGCTTTAATTTTTTCAGCAAATACCTGACATTCAACACAAAGTTGCACACCTGGAATAGCTTTCCTTCTAGCCTCAGGAACTTTTTCTCCGCAGTCTTGGCAAATTTTAGCCGAAGGTTGTTGGCGTTGTTGCGCCAACTTGTTTTGAACTTCGGCCAAAGCATCCATGTTCATTCGTAGGCTTTGTATCTGCGCTAATTCTGCCTCTTCTTCGTTATTATATTCAAATTTATTTAGATCGCTCATTTGTCTGATTCTTTGATAATAGTTAACACACCATTTCTATATTTTTTATACTTAGTCCAATTATCTTTGGTAGTGTCCCACACTGCCCATTTCAATAGAAACGACAGAATAATCGCGCCGCCCAACACGGCGATCCAGGGACCCCATTCTCCGCCTAGAGTCCATCCCACACCCTGTAGGAATGCTGCCAACATAAAAGCCCACTGCCAAAGTTGAAATTGCTGACATTGCCAAACAACAAAGTTCCAAAGTTCTCGCATCATTCGTCCCAATCTGTTTTAGATTTTCTCCCCAACCTTAAAACCACGAAACCGCAAGAATCTTGGGAAACGGAGACTGTAGGATCCATCTTGATTCTGGGTGATTGCATCTGCTCGCACTTCCACAACCTGTCCAGGTAGCGTATCACGTGAATCCCAATACTCGCTACGATCGCTATCGCTAAAACCGCTACCAACATTGACCTGTATCTCACGGCTGTTATCCACACCGCGGCAGATAATCGCACCAAGACGGCCCATATTCCTTCCTGTACCTTCTTCAACATCTGTGATCTCCAATGATACTTCAATGAAAGGCTTGGCCTTGAGCCAATTTGTGCTGCGTTTACATTGATATTTGGCGTTAGGATCTTTGATCATTATACCTTCATAGCCTGCTTCTACCATTTCTTTCATGTAGTCTTTGAATTCAACCTCATCTGTAAACACATCTAGATCGAATTCACGCTGGGGTACTATGTTGATAAATCCGCTGTCTGCGAAAATATTTTCAAAGTTCTTCAAGAATTCACTGCGTCGGCGTTGCGCCATCACAGATTGTCCTTGTTTGAATTCTACAAGCGGTATGATATCAAACAGATTAAGAACAGCATCGTTGGCACTAACATTTTCCTTTCTATGTACCTGTTTCATAAGGTCCTGGAAGGATGTACTCATTATCTCGCCATCTAAGACATATGATCTGCCAAATTCATCCATAAACCCTGCAAGATATTCTGTGATATGGCCAAAATTTTCTAAGACCTTGCCATTGCGTGTGTATTGTATAACTGTGCGCTGCTCATAATCAATCACAGTAAGACATCTTACACCATCAAGTTTTGGTTCAACAATTTTTTTGCCTGTAAGTTTCTTTTCGTGATCTGAGCTATCATGACTAAGTTGGCATTCAAACACCGGCACCGAATACTGAGACTTTTTTTGTTTTTTAGCAACAGTATTAACTGATTTTTCTGCAAACCCTGCTCGCATGTCTTTAATAAGTATACGGCGATAAAAATCATTCCATTGCGATTTAGTTGCAATTTCCATAGCTAGTTTAACAGCATCACGAGCAGCATGACCGGTGAGCTCACGACGATATAATGATTCTGCTAACACTTTGAAGTTTTCCCAGCTCAGCCCCTGACCACTATCCTCTTCTTTGATTGGTACTTGCTTCACACCAAACGTGTAGAGTTTATCTAGACACATACGAAGACCTTCAAAAAACTCGTTTAGTCCTTCGTTCATGGCCTCTGCAAGAATAGCCTCCTTAGCCAATCGGCTGTTATCTGCTTCTAGGCGCTGGATAATGATTTCAGGTTGTGTTCTCATACGATTACATCTTTCTTAGTTTTACGACGATTGTTATAAACTTGATAACTGTGGTGCTCACGTACCCAATCGGCAAAGTTCTGCGGATTACGAGTAAACCAGGCTTTGATCTCTTTTGGTCCTACTAATTCAGTGCTAGTGAACACATAGATCTCATAGTGTCTATGAGCATTCATCTGTGCTCTAAGGACGAGATGTGTTAGCGGAAAACTAAAAGGCTTTTCAACTTTCTTGTTCTGTTTGATGCTGTCGAACAAGTGATTCTTGGCCCAGTTGTCAGGATTATGTTCCGTGATCTCCTGAAAGAACTCTACGCCTTCACAGTCCCAACTAACGATATAATAACGAGTACCAGATTCCATAGGAATTGATTCGTATTGATTTTCTAGCATAGTTGCTCCTAAGCGTTCACTATGACAATAGTATAACATTAAAGAAACAGATTGTCAATCACTTTCTAATAGTTGATCCAAAATGTTAGAAGTTTTGAGCTTTTCCTCTTTTGGATTTAATATATTTTCCAATCTGCGCTGACAGAAACCCAAATAGTCTAAGTCAATGTCCGTACCTATGCCATACATACCATTTTTAATCGCAGCCAAAATAGTAGTGCCCGTGCCAATGAATGGATCGTAGACCTTGCTGCCTTGGGCGATGCCCGAGAACTTGATGCACATGTCTGGCAGTTGTTCTGGGAATGTAGCAGGGTGTCCGCCACGCCCGCTTTCACGAGTACCTAGTTCTTCTTCACCTGCTTCTTTGGCTAGTTTGCTCACAGGAGTATATTGGATGTACCACGCATTGCCAATACATTTTTTTCGATCTGGATCCCAAGGCTTCTTAGCCTCATACTCTGCCATCAGCGTATTAAATTTGGTCCACAATTCGTCTGTGGCCCCTGCCTGGAAGTCTATCCAGGTTTTAAATCCTAATTTTTTAGCAGCCTTGCGACGATGTTCTGCGATGTGTCTGCTTTCACTGTATAGCTCTGGATATTTTTCGTGTGTGGTATTCCTATGCCCGATGGCTAGCCTATCTACTTTGACCGTGCCGTCTTTGGTAAAATGAAAGATACTTTCTGTGGTAGCAGAAGCATAGCGATCTGAGCTGATAGGCTTGTAAATACCGTAGCTTTGATCGTTGAGTAGGATATGCTTGACCCAAGTAAAGTTATTTTGTAATACGAATTCTTGACGGAAGACCTGTGCCACATCCATGGATACCCAAGGATCGTTGTTTGAATATCCTACATTGAGAAATAACTGCCCGTCATCTTTGAGCACACGTTTCATAGCCACAGCAACATCACGCATCCATTTGAGATAGCTTTCTCTAGGAAGATCGTCTTGATATTTGCCGTACTTGATGTCTAGATTATAAGGGGGAGAAGTTATGATGCATTCAATCGACTTCTCGGGCTGACTGTTCATCCATTCTATACAGTCTCTGTGAACAATTTCGTATCGTTGGTCCATTCTAGTAATCTTGCCTTTTCCGCTTTTTTGGGTTTGCCTGTAAACACAATATCGTATGCGTATTTATTATACAGGATTTCCATGGCCGTGTCAAGATTGACTTTGGATCCTTTAAAGAATTCAATCACATCCTTAACTCTGTCCAAACTAACATTAAAAGAACGACGACAATCATAGTCCAATTTGAAAGCCATTTCGTTGCCTACTATGCGTTTATGATCGTTGAACTGCCCACCATAGACCAAATTGGCAAAGAACACAGGTTTATCATTATACAAAACTTCTTTACCGCTTTGATGCCTCTTTTCAAAATACTCAGAAAAATGTTTTCCTTCTGTAGTTCCTTGATCGGTCTGCCCGGACCCTCCCACGGCCGCTGTTCCGCCTTTGTATTTCATACACCAAACGATAACTACATTTTTCAATTCAGTGATAGCATCGACCGAACGATTTGTCTTATAACTCATTTCACTGGCTGGACTGATCTTACCTGCTTTTTCATCTACAAACAGAGCACTAGGTCCTGTATCAGGCAACAGCAAAAATTCCTCAGGCTTGACACCAAAGTCGTTAACTAGGCGTAGCTTGCCTAATTTCTCTGTAGGCTTTGAACCGTCTGTGAATGGAAATTCTAATTGATTATCAATGTCCGAAATACCTTTGTTAGTATCTTTCATTAAACGGTTAATAGCAATGCGTCGACTAGGTGTATCTTTGCCTAGAATATCGTCTAGATATTCCTGTTCTGCGAATCCTGCGAACGAAGCACTGCTTTTAAGCAAATTGCTAAGGCGAACATACATTTTTGCTTCTTCGCCTTTGAGCTTATTGCTGCCTTTTTTAAGAGCAGCTAAGAGATTTTTAGCAGTATCCTTGGCCTGATTAAAACTGTTAGGACGGAATACAGTCTGTTGGAGTTTTTCAATATGATCAACTTCGTTTGGATTCATTAAAGAGAATTTTGTAAGTTTCATAATTGACAGTATAACAGGACCTTAAGGTCCTGTCAAGTAATTTGGTATGCTATCCCCAAATAGTTTGCCCAACTCGAATGTTGCAAATGATAACCACGTTGCTTACGTTTCTCTACCAAATCCCAAAAGTGAGGTTTGTAAGGTGTCTGTTTTGGTTTCATCTTACCGACATGAGCAGCTTTGCGATAATTGCAGAGCTTACAGGCTGTAGTAGAGTTTTCCCAAGTGGTTTTGCCGCCTTTGCTAACAGGCAGAACATGATCCAATGTCGCTGTTTGATCGTTGACTTCACAACCACAGTATTGGCATGCGTATCTATCACGTAAGAAGATATTACGCTTTGATAGGCGCATGGTATTTTTTGGTTTTTGATATTCTTTCAGCAGCAAAATAGCTGGCACTTTGGTTTCCCAACGTGCAGATCTAACAATCCAGTCGTCATGCCACTCTAGCACTTCTGCTTTGTCCAAAACCATATAACGTATGGCTTCCTGCCAATCTACGATAGATAGCGGAAGTAAGCTGATTGGTTGCATGTCTGCATTTAATATTAATGTTGCCATTTTTTTACTACAAAAAAGTATTTAACTTATGTTTGAAGACTCGTTATTATATACTCAGATTAAGAAGAAATCAAGCACTTGTACATATAATTATTATACGCTATACTTTAATTTTACAAACAAAGGAAGATAATGGCCCTAGTACCAGTAGTTATTGAATCAACCAGCAAAGGCGAAAGAGCCTACGACATTTATAGTAGACTATTAAGAGAACGGATCATCATGTTGAACGGGCCTGTAGAAGACCACATGGCCAATCTTGTTGTAGCACAAATGCTGTTTCTCGAATCAGAAGATCCAAATAAAGAGATTAATCTGTTTATCAATTCCCCGGGAGGAGTTGTTACTGCCGGACTAAGCATATACGATACTATGCAGTTTATTCGATGCGACGTGGCTACCTATGTAATGGGCCAGGCCTGTTCAATGGGCAGTTTTCTAGCCCAATCTGGCACAGCAGGTAAACGTTTTATGCTGCCCAATGCTAGACACATGATCCATCAACCCAGTGGGGGTGCCAGAGGTATGGCATCAGATATTGAGATCTCTTACAAAGAAATCATGTACATCAAGAAACGTTTAACAGAACTATATGTTAAACATAATACCAAAGGTAAGACCTATGAAGAATTTGAGAGAGATATGGATAGAGATTTCTTTATGAGTTCAGAAGAAGCTCTTGATTATGGACTCGTAGACAAAATTATAGAGAAAAGACCATGAATTTACAAACTAAAGGACAGGTAAAAAAAGGATGGGGATTCGAAATCGTTTTTGCAAACAACGACAAATATTGTGGAAAATTATTAGTCTTTGATAAAGTAGGTGCTAAAACAAGTTTGGTGTTCCATAAGGACAAAGCCAAAAGTTGGTTCATAAACGCAGGAAAGTTTAAAATTAAATTTATCGATATCAGTACTGGGGAAGTCAAAGAAGTTATATTGGAAGAAGGAAAAACAGTCGACTTCGGTCCACTAAGTCCACATCAGATTGAAGCTCTGGAAGCTAATTCGATAATCTTTGAAGTGGGTACTGCTGATTACATCGAAGATCGATTTAGACTTGCACCTGGTGATACACAGATTTCAGTGCCGTGATCAGATCGCTCATTATCGCGTCGTCATGGAATGGAGTAGGACTAAAGCGCAGCCGTTCAGTACCAACGGCAACAGTAGGATAATTAATCGGCTGTACATAGATGTTATAGTCCTCTAAAAGTTTATCGCTCATGACTTTGCATTTTTTAGCTTCTCCTACTAACATAGGAACGATATGAGTGGTAGAACAAGACATCACAGGTAGTTCGTTTTCTTTTAGTAATTGTTTCAATTTAACTGCACGTTCTTGATGTCTTACTCGTACTTCGTTATGATCCTTTAACCATTTAACTGCTGCTAAGGCACCAGCACAGGCCACAGGACTCATAGAAGTTGTAAAGATAAATCCAGCAGCTACAGAACGGATAGCATCAACGACATCAGCATCGGCGGCGATATAACCACCTTGGACTCCGTAGGCTTTTCCTAATGTGCCATTGACTATGTCAATACGGGATTCGAGCCCCAGTTCTTCAACCTTCCCACCACCGTGGGTACCATAGAGTCCTACCGCATGTACTTCGTCTATGTAAGTTATAGCCTGATATTTGTCTGCGAGATCACAGATTTGTTTGATAGGACTTACATCGCCATCCATGCTGTAGACTGATTCAAACACAATGCAGGGAGTGAATCCCGCCAATCTGCTATGACTTAACTTGTCTTCTAAATCTTGTAGGTCGTTGTGTTTGAAGATTTGTTTAGGTGCCCGACTATGTTGTATACCAACTATGAGGCTGTTGTGATTATTGGAATCTGAGATAAACTGTATATCGGGTATGATTTTACTTAGGGCTATGATAGTCCATTCATTGGCCACATAGGCGGAGCTAAACAGCAATGCTCTACTTTTATTGTGCAACATTGCCAACTCATATTCTAAGGCCACATGATAATGGCTAGTGCCGCCAATATTTCGAGTACCGCCCGATCCCGAACCCGTTTGATCTAAGGCGGTGTGCATAGCATCCAAAACTACCTTGTGCTGACCCATGCCTAGATAATCATTTGAGCACCAATTAACTATAGTTTTAATGTTGTAGGGTCCGTACCAGATAGCTTTAGGAAAATCTCCTCGTTCACGGATAATATCATTGAACACGCGATATTTCCCTGTATCCTTGAAGTCTAATATGAGTTTTTTGAAGGGTTCTTTGTTTATCATATAAGGTATTTACCGATAAATATTTGATAGAGGATTTGACTATGGCAGATATCGTACAACTAGACGTACCACTATTCATTAGACTACTAGAATACAGTAGAGAAGAAATCAAACAAGATGCAGACATACACGATCTTGCACAGGCTGTGATTGATATGAGCAGCCAAGGCCCTATCACTATGGCAGATTATGATAAATTACTATCATTTATGCATACGCAGGGCAAACCAGCAGATGAAGAATTCGCTCCTGATGATATCCGTAGATTCCGTCAAATCGTTGATCTAGCAGATTCAGGTGAACAGACAGAATATTCTAACACACCTAAAGAAGAATATGCGGGAACAGATGCAGTGACTACAGCAGCAGGCGGTGGAGTAAATGCGCCAAAACATATCCAAGATATCAGAGGCGATAGTCTTAGAATTCATGGAGACAATTAATGGCCAACATAACTGTAAAATACAAAGGCCTTACAGGATCTCAGGGATCCATAGTCATTGACAATGGAGAAAGTCTTGACAGTTTGATTTCGCAGATAGCTGCTGCTGAAGGAATAACTGAAACTGATTACTATAGGATTTCTTTGAACAGGAATTATGATATTAATGATAATGTACAGGGAGATAGTTCAAATACATTGGCGACACTAGGAGTAATCACAGGTGATGAATTTCTTTGCACACCTAAACAAGAAGGAACTAGAGAGTACAGGCAAATACAGAAACTAGATATCGCCGCCGCTAAAAGATTAGATACATATGACAGAGATCAGTTGCCTACAAAATATGTAAACAACACAGTTGTTGATAATCCTAATGTTGGCGGACTAGTAGCAAACAGACCCTGGAATTAAAATGCCAATCTTAAATCCCAATAGTACAAACTACGTTCATCCGTTTGAGCCTAATCTCTCAGACCTTCATACGGCTATGGACTACCTGAACACGGGCGAACCTGCGCTGAGAGTAATTTCTAACTTTCAAGGCAACATCGTCGTACAAGGTGATATCAATATTGATACTAATATTAATGTTGCTTCAATGCCTCCTGTTGACATCAATTCAATGCCAGAAGTCAGCGTGTTCACGGATTCCGGCAACACGCTGGCCATACAGGGCACAGTGACCATTGACAACACCTGTCTGGCAGTAGAAAACTGTTTCGGCACATCGCTGAAGATAGAAGGTCTTGTGGGGCTCATCTCAGGTGAAGATCCTGTGAGCCTTACCAATCCCTTGCCGGTGTCATTGGGCGATGTCTGTATCTCAGTGCAGAATTGTGGCACGGATGGAGTGTTAAATGTCAGTGGTGCTATCACAGTAGAAGGTGTGGCTGTCACTTTAGAAAATCCATTCCCTGTAGATCTCCGCAACACCTGCATAGGTGTAGAAAATTGTGAAGGTACTATATTAGATGTAAACATCACCAATACCTGTTTAGAGATACAGAACTGCGGCGAAGGCAGTCTCAGTATCTACGGCAACGTGGGACTGCTGGTAGGAGGACAACCTCTAGCCACGGGCAATCCCATACCAGTAGACATCACAGACACCTGCCTCAAGGTCATGAACTGCGATGATACCAGATTGAACGTCAATGCTAATTCTATAATCCTTGTCAACGAATTGCCTGTGGCGGGCGGCAATCCTTTACCAGTGATATTTCCAGAAGGTACATGCATACCTGTTACGAACTGCGGTGAAGATGGGGTGTTAAGTGTTTCTGGAAATATCACCGTAGAAGGTGTGGCTGTCACCGTAGAGAATCCATTCCCCGTAGACCTGCGCAACACCTGTATAGGTGTGCAGAACTGCGAAGGCGACATATTAGATGTAAACATCACCAATACCTGTTTAGAAATACAGAACTGCGGCGAAGGCAGCCTCTCCGTCAACGGTATCGTGCAGATACAGCACGGAGAATTTCCAGTAGATTTGGGCAATCCCCTGTCTGTGAATATCATGAACACCTGCCTTGGGGTACAGAACTGCGAAGGCACGGTTCTCCAGGTAACTGGAGATATTGTTATCACTACAGGAGATTCTACACCGATCAGCGATGAAAATCCCCTGCCAACTCTGCTGCGTAATACCTGTCTCAATGTACAGAACTGTGAAGGCACCAGCCTAGAAGTAAAACTCACTGATGGTTTAAACGACATTGGTTTAGTGCTGAATGACAACGATGGTCAAGATGATAACACTTGGTCGGTGCCCGTGGAAAACTTCAACATGATATGGAATGGTGAGAGTTGGGATCGCATGCCGGGTAACGCTGTGAGCGGAGTACTGGTAAACATATCAAATAGTTGTTTAAATGTGGCTAACTGCGCAGACACAGTGCTGAACGTGGCAGGTGATATGAATCTGCTGATCAACGGCAGCGAAGTCACCGCAGACAATCCCGTGCCAGTCGCATTTCCAAACTGCGTTTCAGTGCAGAACTGTGGAGAAGGCAGTCTCAGTATCTACGGCAACGTAGGATTAGAATATGATGGACAGGTCGTCAGCGATGAACATCCTTTGCCTGTCACAGGCACATTTGAAATTGGCGGTACTAATCTAGATGCGTTCGCTCGCCTGCGTGTGAGCAATCCTTTCACACTGTTTGATGGTGCTCTGCGATACAGAGACGATCCCTTCAAGTGGAGCCAGTCTACCAGTGGTGGCGGTAGCAGCATAACATTTAACACCAATACCAGCACGATCACGATGAACTGTGTAGGAGCAGGAACCTGCGTGAGAGAAAGCAAACGTGTGTTCAGTTATCAGCCTGGCAAGAGCCTGCTGATCATGGCCACTTTCGTTATGATGACTCCCACCGTGGGCGTACAGCAGCGTGTGGGATTCTTTGGCGCACAGAACGGCGTGTATTTTGAAGCCAATGACGCAGTCCTGTATATGGTCATACGCAAGTACACCGGCGGTATAGTAGACGACAATTCAGAAAAAGTCTCACAGGCCAACTGGAACGGAGACAAGCTCAACGGCACGGGCCCCAGCGGTATCACACTGAATGTCAGCAAGGCACAGATATGGTGGTGCGACATAGAATGGCTGGGAGTGGGATCAGTGCGCTGTGGTTTCATCATAGGTGGTGAATTCATAGTCTGCCATACCTTCCATCACGCTAATGTCTTGGCTTTGGTCTATATGACCACTGCTACGCTGCCCGTGCGCTATGAACTCACCGTGGTAGAAGAAGGAATCGCTAGCATGCAGGCCATATGTTCAACAGTGATCTCAGAAGGTGGTTATGTGAATCGCAGCCTGCCCAGAGCAGTGGGCACATCACTGACCGGAAAAAACCTAACAGATACTGCGTATCGTCCTTTGGTGTGCATCAGGCTGAAGAGCACCAATCTAGATGCTGTGGTGGTGCCCTCAAAGTTTGAAGTGTATGGCTTACAGAATCAACCATTTTCATATAGGATCATATTGAATCCTACACTGACCAACGACAGTTGGAATTCCGCAGGCACGGACAGTTCCGTGGAGTATGACATAGCCGCTACAGCATTGGCCGGAGGTACGGTGATAGATCAAGGTGTGTTTGTGGGCTCCAACAAGGGAGGCAGCGCCACTATCACTAGCACAGAAGTAGATTTCGCACAGCAGTTGGGCAGGACCTTAGCGGGAGTGTCAGACATATGGTGCCTAGCAGCCATGGCCACTTCTAACAACGATGATGCCATAGGTGTAGTCAGTTGGCAGGAGCATGCATAATGAGAAAATACATACAGATACTGGAAGCGGCTAACAAGGGCTGTCCCGTCGCCACCTACGATATAGATGTTAACTTAAAGAACAGACAGAAGGCTATAGACGAATATCACTACGGTCCTGCTAATCCCGATGAGCCAGAATCATATTGGAAGGCAGCGGCAAAACGATGGGGCATCACAGAGAAGACTGCTCGCACAATGAAGTGCGGAAACTGTGCTGCTTTTGATGTGTCAGACAAGATGTGGAAGTGTATAGAAGATGGCATCAAGGGAGACAGCAAGGAAACTGATGCAATGGCAACTATTCATAAGGCAGACTTAGGCTACTGTAATTTCTTACATTTCAAATGCGCAGGCAGTAGATCGTGTACCGCTTTCGTAACAGGCGGTGCTATTGATGACAAGGATCGCACAGAATAATCTATAAGGAGGAGCGAAAAATGAATAATATCGTGGATGATAACGATCTATACTTTAGATTAAAAGGCAACTGTGAATACTGTCATCATTTAGCACATTGCCATCATTCTTGTTTAGATGAAGCTTGCGACCATTGTACAGAATGTGGTTGTTTGACCTGTAAATTAGAAACAGAAAAGAATCTAGGATACAATTAAAATGTTCCAAAGGCATGAAGTTCACCTCATGTCAAATCCATCTTGTGTAAAAAAAATAGAAAATCTAGCAGCTGAAGATTTTCGTTATTATGACAAGGACGGATTTGAATTAAATTTTGCAGAGCAAAAATTTTATGCCGCCATGGGATTTCCTATTTGGTACGATTGTCTAAATCATCACTGTTGGCAAGAACCTTGGTTCTATCTCGATGATAATCTACAAGGATTGATTTTAGATCATAGCTTATTTCTATGTCGTTGTAATTACGAAAAAGAAGCAGCAGAACAACTTAAAGATCTCAAACCTAACATACCAACAGCTGATTTGTTGTTAAGAACAAAAAGAAAATGGGGATTTGATTTTGCTCTTGATGCTGTAGCAAGCGACGGTACCGTGTACGAAGTGCTACATATCGAATATGATCACTATGACTATGAGCAATTTAAAAACAAATTCATTCATTTTGAATGGACTGTTAGACATACAGATTGGCAAGATGTTGCTAAACGTATCTGGGAAAAAAAGTCCGAGTGGGAAAATCTCAGAGGATTTGAACAAAATAATTGGAAATCAAACTATCTTTTAGGATGGTGCAAATCTGAATTTACTGAAAAATCAATATAAATATAGGTTATAAGGATCGAACATGAAAAAACTACTTTTATTATTCTTAGTTGTTCCGATGCTAGCATTTGCACAAAAGCAGCCCAAAGGTATTACTTATGATGCACAAATTTTACGAGTGAGTGATGGCGATACTATTGTTATCGCCGCTCCCTTTTTACCACAGCCACTTAAACCTGAGCTTGCCGTCCGAATTTACGGCGTCGACACCCCAGAAAAAGGTCACAGAGCCCAGTGTGCCAGTGAAGCCCAGCGAGGTGAAGCTGCCTCCGCTTTTACCAAAAATCTCGTGTCAAAGGGACAACAATTTCAGGTTACTCTGTACGGTTGGGATAAATTTGGCGGTAGAGTTTTAGGGGATATCATTGTTAACGGACAAAGTGTGCGTCAGGCATTAATAGCCAACGGTTTCGCACGTGAATACTATGGTGAGGCAAAACAAAGCTGGTGTAACTAATATGCAAACTAACGGTTATAAAATTTTCGCAGATCTATTAGAAAGCTATGTTGACGAAGCTTCTACTTCTTTGAGCCTTATCTCTGGTACGCCCGGTGGTCAAGAAGTAGTTAAGTATCTACATAAAGATATGAAGTTGGCTCATAATCAAGATTATAGACAGGTAGATAAAATTTCTTGGAGTGAACTCAAAGAGCCTTATCGCGGTAGCTGGGTGATCATCGTAGGATCAAAAGGCACAGGTGCTATCAGATCTCGCAGGGATACCTACGATGCTGTCAGCAGCACAGGCGGATCTGTTGAAAACACATCAGACAGCAGAGGGGGTAATATCCTAGACTTCCTCAAAATCAATATCGGCAAATTGCAGAAGTTCTATGTTGGGCGTAATACATCTTCTGTGGACGATACACAACAGAAACGTCGTGATGCCAAAGCAGGCATAGAATCAAAGATGGATCAAGAGATGTTGATGAAGAAATTCAAACCTCTATGGACCAAAGCCATACAAGCTGCTATAGCAGACATCAAAGGTCATATTGCCAATCAGATAAAGAACGATGCTTTTGACAAAGCCAAACGTAAACTATCTCAGGTAGAAATCCTACAACAGGCATTAGAATCGTTAGAAAACAGTACAGCGGCTGATACGCCTGGATCAGTGAGATCCGCTATCAATATAGCAGTGTTGATGGCAGCTAGCAATCATTATCCGGAACAGACTGGATCAATCACCAGAGGGTACAGCAGCAGTTATAGCGCACAGAATAGTGAAGGTCCGCAACAATTATTAAAAGATCTAGCCAACGGCGATCAAAGGAAACTCAGTACCGTGTTAGGATTCTTTAAAAGGGCATTGATCACAGGATGAAACTAAATCAAATTGTTCTTGAAGCTAACATGGCAGTTAAACTCAAAGATCCCAAAACAATCAAGATGTTAGGTATCGCTATGCGCCATGACCATACTCTGCCAAAGAACAAGGTGGCAGCTATGGGAACCAAACCCACAGATGAAGATATCATTAAACTGTGGAGTGAAGTGTTAGATGACAGTCTTAGAAGCACAGACTACGGTGATATTTCTGCAGATGGTAAGTTTGATGATTGGCTCACTCGCCTGTATGTCAACGGCAATGTAGACTATGAAGATATCAACGGCGAAGGTGGTGATGCACTAGGAGCTTGGAAGGCACTGAGCATCCGCGGCAAACTTAAAGAACCGCATCAAGACTTTAATAAATTTAAAAACCTGCGTCAAATACAGAGTATAATACAGAGTAGAGAATATAGAGATGAGCTACAGCGTATCAAAGACGCAGAAGTCATAGAAAAACACAAGCGTGAAAAGAAAGAAATCACCATAGTCGATGATGAACGATTCCTAGTAGTGGTTCCTTTCAATTACGGTAGCTGTTATACATTCAATAACTCAGCAGGATTCCAAGCATCCTTCTGTACAGGTTCTAGTTCCGGCGCTACGTGGTTCGAACGCTACGCACCAGATGGTCCTATCATCAGCGTCATAGACAAAGACAATGCAGATGATGTTAACGGTAAATGGCAGATCCATGCCCCAACAGATCAAATCAACAACGGTAATCAAACAGTGAGAAAGGACAGTGTGTTCGCTGAACTATTTCCCGGATTGATGAAAAAGATTGTAGCAGGGTTGAAAGCCAATGCAGGAGAAATCGCAGCGGCCAGCAAAGAAATAGCTCGCGGTGGCTATGATGTCAATGCAGCGATATCTGATTTAAAACAAAAATTTCCTTTGTCTTTTGCGTCTGGCGAAGAAAAGAAGAAAGATAATGAATTGGAACAGGATGCCAATGACGGTCCAGGAACTTATCTAGTGACACAATTAGCATCAGGCAAGACTGCACGTATCGAAGGCGAAAGTCGAGCTGATGTTCTAAATAAACTAACCACACGCTATCCTGATAGTACAGAAGCAGACTACACTATCGAGAAGCAAAACTAACACACCTTAGGACCCGTTTAATTACGGTGTGTGTGCCCGGCTGCTGGGCGAGAATGATAGTAGGAGTCGTGCCCGAGCACATTCTCGAGTGAGCATTTTTGTTAGGCTATATGAAGACTATAGCGATATTTGTACATCACCCATTGTGTTCCGTGCAGTCCGTAAACGGAATCATACAGTCTTTATCCCCACACTATCGTTTTAAAATATTCACCAAGCACGACATAGAAGATACATACTTCAACGATGTAGACTGTGTATGTTTTCCAGGAGGTTTAGGTGATAGTGACAGATTTGATGTTGTTCTCGATAGGCATGTTGATCCCGTTCGCAGTTGGATCAAGAACGGTGGCAAGTACCTCGGGATTTGTTTGGGGGCTTATTGGGCTAGTCATTACTACTTTGATATTCTTGATCCAGGCACCAGAGTCGAACAATACATCAAACGCCCCAACTCAGACACAAGACGCTCTCATGCCAAAGGACAGTTGGTCAGCTGGCAAGGGCAACTAGAACGAATGTATTTCTATGACGGCTGTGCTATTATTGGCGATAATATGGACGTTGTGGCTACTTATAGCAACGGTGATCCTATGGCTGTTATACAAGGGCAAGTTGGGCTGATAGGTTGCCATCCGGAAAGCCAACAGGATTGGTATGACTATTATTCTTGGATGCCTAGACATTGGCACCAGGGACGACACAATCAACTGCTGTTGAACTTCGTCAACAGACTATTTGGTGATTAGATCAAAAACTTCTTTCCAGTTCTTGACTCTAGGGATATCTGGATGTTCATAATCCATATTATGCCCGTGTTCCATCAGCAGAGATTTTAATCCCCGCTTTTGGCCTGCGACAGCATTGGTGATCTTATCTTCAATCCACCAATAACCCTTATCCTTATAAGCATCCAAGACATCGTCTTTGTCTGCGCCTGTTTCCAATATGATAAATTTGGTAAACGCAGTTTCCCCAAACAGTTTACGCAGATTCATCTTGCGTAGTTCCTGCGCATTTTCATCCGAACTCATACTTGTGATACAGTGAAACACGAAACCATGTTCTTCGTGTAATCGTTTGACATAAAACATAGCATCACGCAGAGGAGGAAGGAATCCCATATGCGCAGATTCGTTAAACATTTTGATCAGCTTTTTAGCCTGATCCTTTTCGATGCCATAGCGTTTTCCTATGTTGTATTTGAATTGAGAATCTTCAGTTTTTTGAAAACCGTGCTGTTCCATCCATACCGAGAAAGCATATTCCCAATCTAATAAGACACCGTCCGCGTCAGTTAAAATGATTTTTTTCATACTGTAATATCTACGTTTTGTCCTAGATTTTTTTCAAGTTCTCTTGCCCGCTGAGTGTTTTCTACTCTAAGTCTTTCGATGTGTTGTTGGTGATCAATTCTATTTTGGTAGAGATTTTGATCCTTAATATGGTTTAGATATAATTGATATTCTTCAAAGTATTTGGCAGAGACTGAATTGATTTTCATAGTGTTATTATATACTCAGTTAATTAATTTGTCAATCTTTTGTGCAGAGCCATAAATACTGGCACACACAAGGAGTATCAAAATGGATAAACGTACACAGAGACAGCAGGCTCTACAACAAGATTGGGCCACAAACCCAAGATGGAACGGAATCAAAAGACCCTACACAGCAGAGGAAGTCGTGCGCCTACAAGGCTCAAAGACTTACCCAAATCAGTTTGCCGTCGAACAAGCCAATAAACTATGGCGACTATTAAATGAAGAACCATATGTAAATACATTAGGAGCCTTGACAGGCCTGCAGGCCCTACAGCAGGTTAAAGCAGGATTAAAAGCCATATATCTTTCGGGATGGCAGGTTGCCGCAGATGCTAATTTGGCAGGTGATATGTATCCAGATCAGAGCCTATATCCAGCTGACTCTGTACCAGCAGTGGTTAAAAAGATTAATAACGCATTTGCCAGAGCAGATCAAATATCATGGAGCGAAGGTAATGAGAGAGATTTCTACGCTCCTATAGTAGCAGATGCAGAAGCAGGATTCGGAGGTGTACTTAATGCCTACGAACTTATGAAGGACATGATAGATGCAGGAGCGGCAGGAGTACACTTCGAAGACCAGCTGGCCTCAGCGAAAAAGTGTGGACACATGGGAGGAAAGGTCTTGGTACCTACAAAGGAAGCTGTCAACAAATTGGTGGCCGCTCGCCTTGCAGCTGACGTTATGGATGTTCCTACCCTCGTTATTGCTCGTACTGATGCCGAAGCTGGTAATCTACTTACTAGTGATATTGATGATAATGACAGGCCTTTTCTTACTGGCGAACGTACTGTGGAAGGCTTCTATCGAACAAAGAATGGATTGGAACAGGCAGTCAGCAGAGCAGTCGCTTATGCAAGTTACGCCGACCTTGTCTGGTGTGAAACAGGCCGACCTGATCTTAAGTTTGCAAGAGAATTCGCAGAGAGAGTCTACAAGCACCATCCAAATAAAATGTTAGCCTATAATTGTTCACCTTCGTTTAACTGGAAGAAGAATCTAGATGACAACACTATCGCCAAGTTTCAACGTGAACTAGGCGCAATGGGATACAAGTTCCAGTTCATCACTTTAGCAGGTTTTCATAATCTAAATAATGGTATGTTTGAACTGGCCTATGGCTATGCACGACAAGGTATGACTGCTTTTGTTGAAATGCAAGAACGTGAATTTGCCAATGCGGCCATAGGTTTTGAAGCAGTCAAACATCAACGCGAAGTAGGCACAGGCTACTTTGATCTGATAACTACTACTGTAGAGAAAGATGCTTCGACACAGGCTCTAAAAGGAAGCACAGAAGAGGAACAATTTCATTAATGTTAGAAACCATTTGCGATATTCTAGTAGAAGCATATAAACGCAATTGGATCACGAGTAGAGATGGCAACATCTCTATTCGTCATCACGACCGTGATCACTTCTATGTAACTCCCAGTGGTGTGCGTAAACAGACTATGCAACCCGATCAATTTAAAAAAATCAAAATACTTTCTGATAGATATTGGGAAGAAATGATCTATTCTGAAATCTCTTCAGGACTGCATCCTACAGGCGAAATGCCCTTGCATTTTGGGCTACAAAAAATGATACATACTGATGATGTTCGTGTAGTAACGCATATTCATCCTACCTACATCGTGGCTGCGATGCATGCCGGTATCGAGTTAAGTGATCTGGTGAAACATTTTCCGGAACTTAGTAGATATACTAGAGTAGCACCTAATGTAGGAGATGTTCCTCCTACATCGCAAGAACTAGGCGATCAATGCCATGAAAAGTTGGGTTTAAATCCTACGACTGGTGAGATTAAGTACGATATCGTAGGTATCAAAGGGCATGGAGTTGTAGCCATAGATCAGTCTCCATGGAGATCCTTCGAACACATCGAGCGACTGGAACACATCTGTAAAATAGTTCTAGCTTCTGGGAACTACTAATGTTAACAATCATATATACCTTGGTGATGGTACAAATCACCATAGCTTGTGTTACTTTATATCTACATCGTAGCCAGGCACACAGAGCAGTGCAATTTTATCCTGCGGTCTCACATTTCATGAGATTTTGGTTATGGCTAACCACTGGTATGGTAACTAAAGAATGGGTGGCTATACATCGTAAACATCATCAGCGCAGCGACCAAGAAGGAGACCCGCATTCACCTCAGATATATGGTATCTGGCGTGTGCTGTTTGGCGGAGCACTGCTATATGTGCAGGCTGCGAAAAATAAAATACTTCTAGAGGAACTAGGCACAGGCACGCCCAACGACTGGATAGAAGAACACTTATATACCCCGCACAGTCGCCTAGGGATTCTCATAATGTTGATCATAGATCTTGCTCTTTTTGGCCCTGTGGGATTCGTGGTCTGGGGTGTTCAAATGCTGTGGATACCTTTCTGGGCAGCTGGAGTTATCAACGGACTGAGCCATTGGTGGGGATATCGCAACACAGACACCAAAGACACTAGCCGTAATCTTTGGCCTTGGGCTGTATGGATAGGTGGTGAAGAACTGCATAATAATCATCACGCAGATGGTGCCTCTGCTAAGTTCAAACAACGCTGGTATGAAATAGACATAGGATGGATCTATATACTAATCTTAGAGTTTTTCAATCTAGCCAAAATAAGAAAAACCAACTGATCTTGATCACTATATTGATTCCTGCCTACGGCCTGGTCTTGGTGTTGCTACAACTGCTGCATTAACACACGATGCCTCGCACCATAGCCATTTTCCTGCACCAACCTAAAGCCAGTGTGCAGAGTGCTAATGGCATATTCCGTGCCCTTGGCGACCAGTGTCATTTTAAAATATTCACAGAACATACCATAGAAGATGATTTCTTCGAGGATGTAGATATGGTTTGTTTTCCAGGAGGCCTAGGAGACGCAGACAGTTTTGATAGGCTGATGCGCAATCATAGATCCAGGATTAGAGATTTTGTCCGCAATGGTGGCTGTTACCTGGGCATCTGTATGGGCGCCTATTGGGCGGATCGACACTACTTCGATATCCTCGAAGG